CTAAATTATTTCTTTCAGGCCATATTCATAATTGTGAAGATATTATAAATGCTGGTGTGTTAAAACTTTCTTCTCATGATACATGGTTTTCTAATGGAAGTGTTGTAACAGATGGAAAATTTGGTAAACTCTCTTCTCAAGGAAATCTATTTAAAATTGACAAAAACAATAACATAATACCATTATCATTATGAAATCATTTCTAAACTCTTTATTAATTCTTATAGCTATTATAGCTTCTGGGAGTTTGTTTGCTTATCAATATTCTTCTAATGAGAGATATTTCTTTATTGGAGTATGGTTATTTGTATTATGGGTTATATTGTTATGTATTGAGAGAAATATTAAAAACTAATTATTATGCAACAATGGGAAGCACCTTGTTCTGGAACATTGAGAATATCTAATCCAATTACATTACAACGTTGGATTGATAATGGAAAATACAAAGAAATTATTGATGAGGGATACGTATTTGCTCCTTATTGTGGAAGATTTACATTAGGAGAATGTACATGTACTAAATGTAGACACAAAAGACCTAACAGAGATGATCTGATAGCTATTTTGACAATATTGTAAAGCGTTATTATTGTTAATAATTTAAAAATTACACACTTATAGTATTGTATGGGCTAAAGAAATACGTAGCAGCATAGGATCCAATGTCTTACTATTATAGGTGTGTTTTTTATTTAGTCTTGGCTCGTAAGTGTTTTCTTGTTTTGTGATGTGTCTTGGCACGGCTCAAAGCTAGTGAAACAGAATTTAACAATTGCAATATTTTAATATTATTTTTCTATTGTATTTATTATTACAATAGATAATATTTATATAACCAATAGATAAAGACTATACAGAGGTATTATATACTATTGTATTTTCTTATAGTATTGTCAAAAACAATAGACATAATCTATTATTACTAGATTATGTGTTTAAAAACTAACAACTAAAAAATAACATTATGAATAAATTACTTATTGCTTATATTGCATTAGCAATGCTGGCAACTATATGTATCTTTTTATCTATAGAAATGTTTATTAAATTTAACAAATATGCAGGTATTTTATGTATAATTGTCTATTTTTGTTATTGCAAAACATTTATAGGATACATTTATCAAGAAGCATTTAAACAAATAGATTAAAATATGATACAATTATTTCTATTATTAATAGTATTAGTTATTCTCTATTTTATATTTGGGAGAGATGATGATGGTGGTTTGATAACATGGGTTATTAAACAAAAAATAAAATATTAATTCTTAAAAACAAATGTCATGGAACAGTTTAAAAGAGCACATAAAAATTACATTTGTTATTCTTTTAAACTATATTTGTGTAATAAATAATTTACACTAATGAAAAATCTAATAAAACAAGAAGAAATAAACAAGTCAGGAGTTTATAAAATTACAAATTTAATAAATAATAAAATCTATATTGGTTGTAGTAAAAACATATCTTCAAGATATAGAAGTCATATTTGCAATCTAAAACAAGGTAAATCTGAGTGTAGAATATTACAAAAAGCTATAATTAAATATGGTTTTATTAATTTTAGTTTTGAAGTAATTGAAGTGTGTGATAACTATTATGAAAGAGAAATTGTATTACTTCAAGAGTTAAAACCAGAATATAACATAGTTATTGAAACAAAAATAAGAAGAGAAATTTCTAAAGAATCAAGACAACTAATGTCTATTAAAAGGAAAGATATACCTTCTCCATTAAAAGGAATAAGTAATCCAAATTACAAAAGAACTAAGAAATATACAGTATTATATAATAATGAAGAATATAATTCTGTTCAAGAATTAGCAGACTATTTAACTGTTTCAGTTCAATCTATATATCAAGCATCTAAAAACAACACATTAATTAAAGGATATAATATCCAAATAAATAAAGTCTAAAACTAAAAACGTAAAGTTATGTTAAAGAAAGCACAGGTAATAATGTTACCAACAGAAAAAGGTACTAGTAGTATTGCTAAATCAATTAATCATAATATATTATCATTATATAATAAAAATGATGATAAATATAATCAATGGATTAATCAAAATTTATATATTACTTCAGATGATGAAATAAAAGAAGGTGATTGGTTTATAGATAATAATCAAATTTTTAAATGTAATGACATAAAATTAGGTTATTGGAATGTTGGTGAAAGTAATAAATCAGATGCTATTTCTTCTGAATTTAGAAAACATGAAATAGATAATTGTAAAAAAATCATAGCTACAACAGATACTAATATTTCTTCAAAAGAAATAACTCCTTTTGGTAGACAATTCATAAAACCATCACAACAATTCATTGAAAAATATATTGAATCTTATAATGCAGGACAAGTTATTAATGATGTATTAGTTGAATACGAAGACAAATTTATAGGTAAATGTATTCCTGATGAAAATGGTTGTCATTGTTATGATAAAAATATTGTAAAAATCAATCCTAAAGACAATACTATTACAATTAAGAAATTAAAAGATAGTTGGAATAGAGAAGAAGTAATTATTTTATTAAATAAACTTAATAATACTTTAAATATTGGTTCTGATTTAACATTAGAACAATGGATTGAAAAAAACTTATAAATTAAATAATAAAATGTTACAAAAAGGAGATAAATATATTCATTTTACTAAATATGGTGGAGTGAATAAAGGTGAAGTTGATGAAGTATTTTCAAATCTCACTTCAATTGATACTAAAAATAAAGTGAGTTATAAAAAACATTTTATTAAAAATACTAAAGGTAATACTATTTGTCTAAATGATGAAGAAATTTATTTAATTGATAAAGAATATACTGAACAAGAAGCTTTTAATATTGAAACTAATTGTAAAAGATTAATAAATTCTAAAAATAATGTGCAAAAATAAAGAATGTAGACTTTGTAAAGAAAAAGAATATCTTAATGGCTATTGTTATATACACTGGATAGCTATTTTTACAGTAGGATAAAAATTAAATCACTTGCTTGAAGATATTTTTGGTAAAATGAAAAATAATACATATCTTTACTTCTATGAAAGAAGTTTATATATATTGTTTAAAAGAGTCAAATGGGAGTATAAGATATATTGGTAAAACTACTAATCTTAAAAGAAGATTATACTCCCATATTGCAGATGCTAGAAGAAATAAAACTAATAGATATAGTTCTAATTGGATAAAAAAATTGCTTAAAAGAAATGAAAAACCAATTATGGAACTTATAGAAATTTGTAATGAAAATAATTGGAAAGAAAGAGAAAAACACTGGATTAAATATTACAAAAGATTAAATTATAGATTATGTAATCTTTGTGTTGGAGGAACTGGAGGTTTAACAAAAGAAACTTTATCAGAAGAACAATTATTTAAAAAGAAGCAAATAATGTCTAATACATTTTCAAAATTTAATGATAATATTAAATTAGAAATATGGAATATGATATTAAATAATAATTCTTTAAAAGAAATACAATTATTATATCCTAATTATACAGAAGATATTCATTTTGGAGTTACAAATGGTAGACAATGGAGGCATATTACAAATCTCCCTATTATACATAGGAATTTAAGAAGAAAAGGATATACATGTAGAAATGGATTATTTATGATTCGTAGAAAAATTGAAGGAATTGTTAGAGTAGTATTTTCATCAAGAGATGAAGAAGAAATAATCCAGTGGTTAAATAACAATCACTAGAATTTGGACAAGTGATTTTTTAAAATATATAATTATGGTTGAAATATGGATTGATGATTTAGATAACCCTGATTCATCAAAAATTGATTGGTTAGATATTTAAAAATATAGTTGTGAGTACTGGTGAGAACTCTCAATATACTCTTATAACATAACAACAATATTCCTAGAGAATTGAGCATGTGAATCTAAAGTGCTAAAGAGGTAACGTAGAGTAAGAGTTTTATTTAATAACTATTGTAATAAAAAGAAGTATAAAATGCTCTTTATATACATTTGTAACTTAGGGGTACGTTTGAATCGTGCGACACAAATTTGGGCTTGTGAATATCAGATGAGTTAAGAGTAAGTTATATTACAATAGTTATTTTTTATTAATTAAAAACAAAGAAATTATGACAGATAGTAAAGGAAATACTATTAATATTGGGGATAAACTCAAATCAGAATATGGTTATGAAGTTATTGTTTATAAATCTGAGGATGGGAAATTATCAGGTAAACTAGTTTGTGATGATAGTCATCCTTGTAAAAACATTCCTTACTCTTTAAATAATGGTAAAGGACATATTAAAATCAATTAAATTATGGGAAATTTTAAAATAGGACAAAAGGTTGTATGTATTGATGATTCTCGTGGAGCAATATCGGGCACAAAACCATTAAAATTAAATGAAATATATACTATTGCAGCATTACATCTTAATGGCAAAGGTGTATTTTTAGAAGAAGCAAGTACAGGATATTTTAATGGTTCATTTGCAAAAGAAAGATTTAAACCTTTAGATGAGAAAGACAATTTTGCAGAAAATTTATGTGCAAAATTAATAGAAGAATTTAAAGAAGAACAGAAAAAAGAATATATAAATAACTAAAAATAAAAATTCTCTTAATGTATATGTACGTCTATTAGTAATTGGTGAAATGAAAGAGATGAGTGCAGAGTTGAATCATATGTAAATATATTCTATCGCTCATAAATAATTAATTAAAGAGTTTGGGAAAGCTTGAGTACATTAATTGTTTATTATATATTAAGAGAATTTTTTAAAAAATAATTAATTCATTCTGAAGTTGAACAGAAGTAAATCAACACATTAAATTGTATTATTAATCCTTAAATATTTTTAACTATGGCACAGCCTAACAACAAAAAAGCAGCAACGTCTGCAAAAACAACAACTGAAGCAGTTGTTAAAACTCCAACCTCTAAATTTGGTCAAATCTTGGCAATGTCAGGAGATGCTGTATTAGACAGAAGAAGTGAGTTAACTCTTAAATCAGCTCAAAAAGCAATGAATTCTCATTTGCAACAATTGAATGATAAAAGAGATGATTTGGAAATGCAAATGATTAATTTAACAGATTTATCTGTTGATACAAGAGATTCTCTTCGTCCAGGCTCAAAAGATTTCAATCCAACTCAATGGGTGCAACAAATGTGTTCTATTAAATTAGAAATTGCAATCCTTGATGAAGAAATTGCAGTGGCTGAAGAAGTTAATGAAGAATTCTTTGCAGGATAATCATGAGCAACAAAAAAGTCTATCTGGCTAAGTCTACCTTAGCCAGCGGACTTGATGTTGAATATGTCAAGTCCAATTTATTGCGTATTCCTGACATAGAAGTTGTTGAATATGCAAGTGGTGTAAAACCTTCTGAATGTTCATGTATGGTGATTGTTCCTCCTAAAGATTTTAATTGGGATGAAGAGTCACAATTTAATGTTGGAAGAGGTATTAATATGGCCTATGAAGACTTTGTTAACGATCATCCTAATCACTCTGATGATGCAATATTTGTGTATACAGGTACTAAAAAGAGTAAAGATGTAGAATCCACCACTCCATTATGTATTAATACAGATTATGTAGAAGAAGAAGATAAGGATGATTTTATTGTAGTACTGGAAGAGTGGAATGATCCTAAGAGTTTACTGACAAAAGTTAGTGAATATATGGAAAATTCTGATTACAAAGCTTGGAAACAAATTCCAAGACATTATCAACCTGAACCTATATATTCAATGCCTTCTGTAGAAAAAATAAAAGAATGTATGACTAAGAAAACTACTAGTAATATTAGTCGACCATTAAAACCTGAAGAATGTTTTAATTCTAAAGGGATTTTATTATTAAGAAGAAGAAAATAAATGTTGCTTATTATTAAAAACAACATTGTGTAAAAGCAATGTTGTTTTTTTTTTATTTTAAAAAATTAAGAACACTAAAAATTAAAGAAATTATGGCAGTAAGAAAAACTAAAAAAGAAATAGTAAAAGAACAAGTACAGGAACAAGTTATAGAAAATCCTTTAGATAAATATGTCTTTATGGATAAAGCAAAAGAAATATTAGATGTTGGTTTAAAAACTAACAAAAATGTTATTTTGTATGGTCCAGGGGGCTATGGGAAGTCAGAGCTTACATTAGACTTCTTACTATATAAAGGAATTGCTCCTTATATTATGACAATGGGCTCAGGAACAACTATGGACAAATTAATGGGTGGACTTGATATTAAAGAATATGATTTATCAGGAAAACTTAATTATTTATGTGATAATAGTTTTATGAATCATGAGTATGTTATTTTTGAAGAAATGATGGATGCTCCTGATTATATTCTAGAATCTCTTAAAGATATTCTTTCTTCAGGAGTATTTAGAAATGGTACACAATTTTATCCAATTAAAACTAAATGGATAGTTTGTTGTACAAATAAATCTAGAGCAGATTTTGCTAAAAATGATTCATTAAAAGCTTTAATGGAAAGATTTCCTTTAGAACTTAATGTTATTTGGGATAATTACACTGATACAGCTTATACAACTCTTTTAGAAGCTAGATGGGGTAAAGGAAACATTGAACCAATTATTCCTTTTATTTTACAAGAGTATGCTAAAAAAGGAAAAACAATTTCTCCTCGTATTGCTTTAGATGCTTTTGAATTATTTATGGAATGTGGTCCAGATAGTTTAGGATTCTTGGCTGATTTTGCTAAAGACCCTTCTGTAATTACTTCAGCTCTTAAATCTTTTGAAGGAACTATGAAGTTTAAACAAACAGGCAGTGAAATAGAAGAACTTATTAGAGACTTAATTGCTAATAATGTTAAATCTCAAGCTAACAAAGATTTATTTAAAGAGCAATATGATTCTCTTAGTACTAAATATCAAGAAATAAGAAAATTAACAGTTAATGATGATTTAGCTCAAATTCACGCTGCTTTAGTTAAAAAAGCATCAGAATCAATTAATAATTTACAAGCTAAATATCTTGGGATAAGTTCTCCTGAAGCAGAACAAAAAAGAGCTACTAGAGCAAAGAAAAATTTTCAAGATTTAGAAATTGAATCAAATCCATTTTAATTATGGCATGGCAACCTAAAAACAAGCCTTGGTATGCAGCTAAGTCTGTAGTTAGGGCAATTCGTATGGGTCCAAATACTGTAAGGTATCAAGCAGTTAAACAAGTTGAAAAAGAAGAAGAGGAAGAAGAAATAGTTGTAGCAAGTAGAGGAACTTATAATAATTATTATAATTATAATAATTACAATAATAACAGAAATAGTTATTACAATCCTATGGATAGTGATGAAGAAGACTGGTATTCCACTAGAAAAGCTCAAGCTAAAAAGAAAACCTATACATTTTCTTCTAAAGAATGGAATAGTTATAATTTCTATACTTTCTTAGACATTATCAACCTGAATCTATATATTCAATGCCTTCTGTAGAAAAAATAAAAGAATGTATGACTAAGAAAACTACTAGTAATATTAGTCGACCATTAAAACCTGAAGAATGTTTTAATTCTAAAGGGATTTTATTATT